GTGGTCATCTCCCCCCGGTACTTCGGCGGGGGGTCGCGCGCGTGCGCGTGCGCGAGGAGTTCGGCATCAAAACACTATTGACGGTAAGGAAACGGGCATGCATGACGAGCACAAGCTGACGGCGGTCCGGGCCGCGGCGGCTTACGGCGAGCGGGTGGCGATCTTCGCGGAGACCTTGCCGGCGGCGCAGGGCATCATGCCGGAGTTCGAGGCGCTGGGAATTATGGCCGACGTCGTGGCGAGGTTCCGCCGGGTGAACGGGTCGCACTCCATCGCGTTCGATCGGTCGGGCGGGTCCATCGAGTTCCGGTCGCTCAACTCGAACGGGTGCCGGGGCGCGTCATTCGATCGCGTCTACGTCCCGGTATGCACGGAGCCGGACAAGGTGCGCGAGGTCCTGCCGTGCCTGAATGTCAGCGGCGGGCCGCTGGTGGGGTACTGACCATGGACGTTTGGGAGACGACGAACGAGGCCATTCAAGCGGCCAAACGGGCGGGCGTCCTGACCGACATGGACGAGGGCGCGTGCTCGGCGCTGTTGCAGCTCGCGGAGCGTCTGGACGATCCGGACTATCCGAACATTGACGGCCGGTTCGATAACGTCACGGCCGCGCTCTACTTCAAGGCTTGCGATCAACTCGGCCTGACTCCGGCGGGTCGGTCGCGACTCGGCGAAATCAAGGAGAAAAAGGGTGGCAGACTCGCGGAGCTCCGGGCGATCCAGGGCGGGAAAACGGGCAAGCGCACCGGCTAAGCTCATGGGCCACGAGGTCCCGCGCATCTACACTCCGCCGTTGCGGAAGCTGACGCCGCGGACCTCGGCCGGCTTCGCGTGTATCGACTTCGCGGCCGACGTGCTCGGCATGGAGCTCCTGCCCTGGCAGAAGTGGTTCCTGATTCACGCGCTCGAGCTGCTGCCGGACGGGTCGTTCCGGTTTCGGACGGTCGTCCTGCTGGTCGCTCGGCAGAACGGCAAGTCCACTCTGGCGCAAGTCATGGCGCTGTTCTTCATGTATATCCGGGGCGCGCGGCTGGTGATCGGCACGGCGCAGAACTTGGATATCGCGGAGGAGGTCTGGGCCGGCGCGGTCGAAATCGCGCAAGAGTGCGAGGACCTCGCGGCCGAAATCAAGAAGGTCAACCAGACCAACGGCAAGAAGTCGCTGGACCTCGAGACGGGCGAGCGGTACAAGGTGCAGACGGCGAGCCGTCGCGGCGGCCGTGGCCTGTCCGGGGACCTGATCTTGCTCGACGAATTGCGCGAGCACCAAAGCTGGGACGCTTGGGGCGCGATCACGAAAACCACCATGGCGCGGGCCATGGCGCTGATCCTGGCGCTTTCCAACGCCGGGGACGCTTCGAGCATCGTCCTCCGCTACCTGCGGAAAATGGCGCACGCTTCCATCGGGGACCCGGACGGGATCAACGCGGAGGTCGGGGCCGACGTCGTGCAGCTCCTCGAGGTCCTGCCGGACGACGTGGAGGGCATGGACGAGCTCGAGGACGACTCGCTCGGCATCTTCGAGTGGTCGGCCCCTCCGGGTTGCTCCATGGATGATCTGGACGGCTGGGCCGCGGCGAATCCGTCGCTCGGCTACACGATCACGGAGCGGGCCATTCGTTCGGCACGCAAAACGGACCCCGAGTGGATTTTCCGGACTGAGGTCCTGTGCCAGTGGAACGACGGCACGACTGAGGGGCCGTTCCCGTCCGGGTCCTGGGAGGCCGGCGTCGACCAAGCTTCGGCCATTCCGGAGGAGTCGCCGGTGACTTACTGCGTGGACACGGAGCACGATCGCTCCCGGTCCTTTATCGCGGTGGCCGGCCGGCGGGCCGACGAGGGTGTGCACGTCGAGGTCGTGGCCTCGCGGTACGGGCTCGGCTGGGTCGTGGACTGGTTCAAGGAGCGCGCGAGCGAGGAGCGGCCCATGCGGGTCGTGCTCCAAGTGCGCGGCGCTCCGGTCGCGGCTCTCCTCGAGGACCTGCAGGAGGTTCCATTCCTCGAGGTCGTCGAGTGGGGCGGCGCTGACCTGGGCGTGGCCTGCGGCAAGTTCTTCGACGGCGTGAAAGCTCACCTGTGGCAGCCGGACCCGGAGCAAGGGGAGACGGAGGCGGACCGGCCGGTCCGTATCTGGCACCTGCCCCAGCCTGTTCTGGACCTCGCGGCCGGCACCGCGGTGACCAAGCCGCTCGGTGATGCGTGGGCGTGGAACCGGCAGGGCTCGCCGTTCGGCGCGGCCCCGCTGATGGCTGTATCCGGCGCGGCGTGGGACGTCCTGCGGCCTGTCGTCTTTGTCGCTCCCTCGGCCTATGAGGACGAGGAGCTGTTCATCGTCTAGCTATTTCGGAGGTTCGGCCGTGGTCGAGGTTTTGCAAGTCGTCGGGGCCGTCTGCGGGTTCCTCGCGCTGGTCGGGTTCGCGTATCTGGGCGTTCGGACGTTCCGGCCGGCTCCGGCAGCGGTCGAACCGGCCCCGAGTCCGGATCCGTGGGCCGTCGTCGTCGCACGGCGGGTCATTGTGAACCTCAAGAGCGGCCGGGCAATTGACGGCGTACTTGTCCGGCGCGACGGGCCCCTGCTGTTCCTGCGGAACGCGGTCCTCCTCGAGGAGGGCAGCGAGCCGGCGGCGATCGACGGCGAGGCCGTCGTGGAGGCCGTCGACATTGACTTCATCCAAGCACTCTGAGAGGGGGCGCTAGACCATGGCGTTTGTCATTTCGGACGGGGCGCTCCGGACCCTGAGCACTTCGGGCATAGGCGGGGTACGCGGCGGGCTGACGCTCGCTGACGACTACTCGCCGGACTATGCGGCTATCTGGCGCGGGCACGGCTCGGTGCGGACCGTTGTGGACTTCCTGGGCCGGAATATCGCCGGCCTGGGCCTCCACCTGTTCCGGCGTATCTCGGACAATGACCGGGAGCGCGTGCGGGACCACCCGCTGGCCAAGCTCCTCGGCCGGCCCAATATCGGGTCCACGTTCTACCGGCTCATGGACGGCACGGTCCGGGACCTCGCGATCTACGACCGGGCCTACTGGCTCAAGCTCAAGAGTGCCGGCGGCGGTTTCTGGCTGGTCCGGCTGCCTCCGGCGTCGGTCGTGCCAAAGGGCGGGACGTGGTTCGGCCCCGAGTTCTTCGAGCTCCACGGCTCCACCGGGGTCAAGAAAATCCCGGCCGATCAGATTGTGAACTTCCGCGGCTACTCGCCGGACGGTGATCTGGCCGGGACGTCTCCGCTCGAGTCGCTCCGGCGGGTCCTGGCGGAGGAGTACGAGGCCGGGCGTATGCGGGAGCAGACGCTCCGCAACGGGGCCCGCGCGTCGGGCTACATCGAGCGGCCGGCCCCGGTCAACGGGCAGGGCACCTGGTCCAAGGAGGCGCGCGAGCGGTTCCGGGCGTCGTGGCGGGCGCAATACTCCGGCGGCGGTCCGGAGGCCGGCGGCACGCCGATCCTCGAGGACGGCATGAAGTTCGTGCCGGCGTCCCAGACGGCCAAGGACCTGCAGTACGTCGAGGTCCGGAAGCTGGCGCGCGAGGAGGTCGCCGCGGCGTACTTCATCCCGCCCACCATGGTCGGCGTGATGGACTCCGCGACGTTCTCGAATATCAAGGAGCAGCACAAGCACCTTTACCAGGACACTCTGGGGCCCTGGCTGTCGATGATCGCGCAGGAGCTTATGTTGCAGCTCCTCCCGGAGTTCGGGGACACGGACGGGCTCTATCTCGAGTTCAACCTCGAGGAGAAGATGCGGGGCAGCTTCGAGGAGCAGGCGGCGCAACTGCAAGCGGCGACGGGCGGACCGTGGATGACACGGAACGAGGCGCGGGCTATGCGGAACCTGCCGGCGATCGAGGGCGGCGACGAGCTCATTGTGCCGCTGAACGTGATCGAGGGCGGGCAGGCGTCTCCGCAAGACTCGGCCCCTCCGCCGGCTGGTGCCGCGGCCGGCCCTGGCCGGCAGCTCAAGGCGCTGGCGGCTTCGGCGGTCAAGGCTCCGGAGCTGACGGACTCGCAAAAGGCGGCGGCGGTGTCGCTGTTCGAGAACTACTTCACGCGGCAAAAGGCGGCCGTGCTGTCGGCGATCGGTGCCGGCGGTGAGTGGTGGGACTCGAAACGGTGGAACGAGGAGCTCGCGGCGGACCTGTTCGCGCTGGCTCGGTCGGTGTCCTCGGAGCTGGGGGTCAAGCAGGCGGAGGCGCTGGGGTTCGACGCGACGGCTTACGACGTCGACCGGACTATCGAGTTCCTCAAGGCTGTGGCGGCGTCCCGGGCTGAGTGGGTGAACGAGGCCACGCGGTCCCAGCTCGAGGAGGTCCTCGCGGACGAGTCCGGCGACGGTCCGGGCCCCGAGTCCGTTTTCGAGAACGCGATCGGGCAGCGGTCCGGCGCGGCTGGGTATGCGGTCGCTGCGGCTGTCGGTGCTTTCGCGCTGACGGAGGCCGGTAAGCAGGTCGCCGGCGATCGTGCGGTCAAGACCTGGCGCACGACGTCCAAGAATCCGCGGGCCTCGCATGCGCGTATGTCCGGGGAGACGGTGCCGGTCGGGGAGAAGTTCTCGAACGGTCTGCACTGGCCTGGCGATCCGGTCAAGGGCCCGGACGAGGTGGCCGGCTGTCAATGCACGGTCGTCGTGTCCGTCGAGTGAAACAACAACCTGAAAGGGGGCCGTCGTGGCTCTGAAAACGCGAAACGCTGCGGTGCAGCTCAAGGCGGGGCCGGCTGACGGGCTCGAGGAGGGTCAGTTCGAGGCTTACGCCTCGGTGTTCGGGAACGTGGACAGCTACGGCGACGTCGTGCAGCCTGGCGCGTTCACTGAGTCGCTCAAGGAGTGGGCGGACTCCGGCAACCTGTTGCCGGTGCTGTTCGGCCACAACATGAGCGACCCGGAGTACAACATCGGGCACGTTATCTCGGCCGTCGAGGACGAAAAGGGCCTCCGGGTCCGCGCTCAGCTGGACCTCGAGACTCCCAAGGGCCTCGCGACGTACCGGCTCCTCAAGGGCCGGCGTATCTCGCAAATGTCCTTCGCCTACGACGTGCTCGACGCGTCTTGGGGCGAGCTGGACGGCATGGAGGTCCTCGAGCTCAAGCGGCTCAAGGTCTACGAGGTGTCGGTGGTGCCTATCGGTGCCAACCAGGAGACGGAGATTCTCGCCGTCAAGGCTGCGGCCGACGTCCTGGCCGGCGGCGCGAAAGAGGGGCGCGTTCTGGCGTCCAAGCATCTAGATTCTCTGCGCTCCGCGCATGAGGCTATCGGGGCCGTGCTCGCCGCGGCTGAGGTAGCGAATGACCAAGAAAAGGCCAGCGGTAAGGGTCCGGTCAACGACGAGGGCGGCGCGGCCGTCAAGTCGGAGGAACCGGCCCCGAGTCCGTCCGCACGGACCTTGGCATGGGAGGCGTTCGAGGCCGAACTGGCCGCGAGCGTCTAGCAAGCAAAACACACGAGCCGCCGGGCACCTGCCGGGCGGTTTTTTCATGCCTAAAGGAGGCAAGCAACATGAGCACCAAACTCAAGAGCCTGCAGGAAGCCGCCGTTGCCGCGGCCGGCCGTGCGCGTGCGATCGCTGAAAAGGCGGACCGCGAGGGCCGGGACCTGACCGAAAGCGAGCAGGCGGACTACAAGGCCGACATGCTCAAGGGCCGCGAGCTCCTCGAGCAGATCAAGACGGCCAAGCAGGACGAGGCCATTCTGGCGGAGGCCAAGGCACTCGCCGACGAAATTGGCGGGACCGCTGCGGCGGACCTCGAGGGCCAGAAGGGCGCGGCCGGGGCAATGACCCGGGTCAAGAACCTGGGCCTCGAGATCGTCAACTCTGCGGAGTTCAAGGCGGCCATGGCTCCCTACAAGGGTGCCGGCGGCGTGCCGGAGCGTTCCCGGTTCCAGACTGACCCGATTGCCGTCAAGGGCCTGTTTACGGGCGGCGACTCGAGCTCTGCCGGCGTGTTCGTCACTCCGGAGCAGACCGGCATTCTGGAAATGCTGGGCCGTCGTCCGCTGACGATTCGGGACCTCATCAGCAAGCGCACCACCGGCTCCGACACGGTGGAGTACGTCGTGCAGAAGTCGCACACCAACGCGGCGGCTCCGGTGCCGGAGGCCACCTCCTCCGCGCCCCTGGGCGACGGAACCGGCGGCACGGCCACCAAGGTCACCGGCGGCTACAAGCCGGAGGGTTCGTGGGAGTTCGAGCGCAAGACGGCCACGGTCAAGACCATCGCCGAATGGGTGCCGGCCACCAAGCGGGCACTCGCGGACGCCGGCCAGCTGCAGGGCCTCATCAACGACGAGCTCCGCAAGGACATCGCCGAAACTGAGGAAGTCCAGATCCTGACCGGTGACGGCGAGGGCGAAAACCTGCCCGGCATCCTGAACACTTCGGGCATTCAGTCCCAGGCGTTCGACACCGACCTGTTCGTCACGGCTCGCCGTGCGATCACCAAGGTTCGGACCGTCGGCCGCGCTGTGCCGTCCGCGTTCGTGTTCAACCCGGAGGACGTCGAGACGATCGACCTCGCTCGCGAGAACGGTGCCACCGGCAAGTTCCTGGGCGCTGGTCCGTTCGCCATGGGTCCGCGGACCCTGTGGGGCGTTCCCGTCGTCGAATCTGAGGGCGTCGCCGCTGGCGAGGGCCTCCTCGGCGACTACTCCAAGGCCGTCCTGTGGGACCGCGAGCAGACCACCGTCACCATGACCGACTCGCACGCGGATTTCTTCATCCGCAACATGGTCGCCGTGCTGGCGGAGGAGCGCGTGGCGTTCGGCGTCACCCGTCCGGCCGCTTTCGCGACTGTCGCGACCCGCTAGTCCATCCCGGAGCTCGGGGCCCTGCCGCTTAGGTGGGGCCCCGAGTTCCTCCACGACTCCACGAAAGGGGGGCCACCGTGGCTCTCACCAAGTACAACGCAACGGTCAACGGACACAAGACGGTCCTGCAGCTCAACGAAAAGGACGCGCGCGCTCGCGGCCTGGGCGAGAAGGACGTCTTCAAGCCGGGCAAGGCTCCTGCCGCCGGCAAGGCTGCGGCGGCTCCGGCCAACAAGGCGGCGGCTCCGGCCGGCGACAAGACGGCCGATAAGCCGGCCGACAAGTAACCAACGAAAGGGGGCGGGACGGTGACGACCACCATTGTTGAACCGGAGGACGGCGCGTTCCGCCTCCCTCCGCTGGTCACGCCGGAGGAGTTCTCGGCGTGGACCAACGGCAAGATAGCGGCGAACGACCCCCGAGTCGAGCCGCTCCTGCGCGGGGCCTCGGCCGGCGTCCGGCGGTACTGCGGCTGGCATATCGCTCCGGTGCTCGAGGAGACGCTCGACGGCGACGGTCCGGGCGGCCGTCTGCTGATCCTGCCGACCGGCCGCTTGCTCAAGCTCCTGACTGTGGATAACGGCGGGGAAGCTGTGGACCCGGCGGCCGTGGACAAGAGCAAGTCCGGCATGCTCGAGCTGCGGGCCGGGGCCTGGTCCTCGCGGCTGGGGTCCGTCTCGGTCCGGGTCCGGCACGGTTACGACGTCGCGGACGTCGCCGACGTCGCGCAGATCATCAAGCAGGTCACGGCCAACGCTCTGGCGTCTCCCATGGGGGCCACGCGCGAGCAGGCCGGGCAGGTGTCCATCAGTTGGGCCACCACGGCTCCGGGCGTCTCCGGCGGCCTGACGCTCCTCGAGCGGGACCTCGCGGTCCTGTCCGCTTTCAAGATTTAGGGGGCCGGCCGTGTTGCCGTCTTTCGCTGACTCCACCGTGCTCCGGGTCCGGCCTACATGGTCCCGGGACGCGCGCAATAACAAGGTCCCGGACTACGGGCCGGCGGTGCCGCGTGTGCCGCTTCCCGGCTGTCACGTCGAGCCTGGGGCCTCCCTCGAGGTCATGGGCGGGGTGGGGGACCGGTTCGGCGGCCGTGACTCGGTGTCGATCCGGTGGACGGTGTTCGCTCCTCCGGGTGTGGACGTCGTGGCCACCGACGCTATCGAGCTCGAGGACGGGGTCCTGTATCAGGTCAACGGCGAGCCGATGCGGTTCAAGTCGCCAACGGGGGCCCTCTCGCACGTCCTGTTCACGCTGATTGATTGGAAGTGACGGCATGGGGAAAACGTCCAAGATCACGAAAATCGAATTCCTGTCGCCGGGCTTCCGGGCGGCGCTCAACTCGCCGGAGGTCAAGGCGGACCTGCTGCGGCGGGGCTACCGGATCGCGGTAGCCGCCGGGGACGGGTTCAACGTCAAGTTCTCGCCGTCTGACCGTGCGCGCGTCATGGTCGCGGCGAACACGCGCGGCGCTCGCAAGGCGGAGGCGAAAGACAAGGCGCTGACGCGGGCGATCGGGGCCGGCCGTGGTTGAGGTCGTCGAGCCGCCGGACGGCGAGACTCTGGCGGTCCAATACCTGGCGGCGCTCCTCGCCGGCCAGCCGGGCTTCGAGTCCGTCGAGGTGTCCGGGTCCCTGGCCTCTGAGGATCCAGACTTCGAGCCGCCGGCGGAGGCCGTGGTGGTCCGGGGGACCGGCGGCGCTCCTCGGGACGTGCTGGTCACGGACGCGCAGATCACGCTGACGGCGTGGGCCGCCACTCCCGGGGCGGAGATACGCGCCGGGGAGATTGCGCGGCGGTGCGCGGCTCTCATGGTCGCCGCTGAGCGGCTGGGGTTCATGGCCGGGACCGCTTGCACGCGGGTGCAGGTGTTCTCGGTGCCATACAACGATCCGGACCCGACAACGGGCCGGGCGAGGTACTCCGCAACTTACGGGGTATCGCTGCGGGGGCACGTTGTCCGCGTTTGATTCTGTCCAAAACATGCCTGAAAGGGGCACAACAAAATGAGCGTAGACGCTACCAACGTCCTGACCGGTGCTCCGGATCAACTGACCACCGGCCCGATTCTCTCGGCTCCTCGAGGCGCGGTCCTGCCGACGTCGCTGGAGGACGTCATCGGCCCCGAGTTCAAGGACTCCGGCTACATCGGCGAGGACGGGCTGACTCTGACGCCGGAGCGGTCCACGGAGGCTATCAAGGATTGGTCGGGCGCGATCGTCCGGCAGATTCTCACGGAGTTCGGGACCACCCTGGCCTGGGCTCACCTCGAAACCAACGAGGCGAGCCTGAAGAACTACTTCGGCGACGACAACGTGACGGTTCAGGCCGCCACGGCGAGCGAGGGCAAGCGGATCGCGGCCAAGCTCGCCGGCACTGAGATGCCGCGCAAGTCCTACCTGTACAAGATCAAGGACGGGGACGCTCGCGTCCTCATCGTGGTCCCGGACGGGCAGGTCACGGAAACGGGCGAGGTGTCGTTCGTCAAGTCCGGCGCGATCCTGTGGCCGGTGACGCTGACGACTTACCCGGATAAGGACGGCGTGAACGTCTACGTCTACCTCGACGACGGGCAGGTCCTGGTTGCCGGCATTCCGGTGATCAAGTCGGCGACTCCCAAGGACGCCGCGGCCGGCTCGCTGGTGACGATTACCGGCACGCGCTTTACCGGTGCCACGGCCGTCAAGTTCGGCGCGGTGGCTGCCTCGGCGTTCACCGTGATCGACGACGACACGATCGTCGCCACGGTCCCGGCCGGTGCCGCCGGCTCCGCGCCGGTCAAGGTCACGAACGCCACGGGCGAGTCCGCGGCGTTTGCATACACTCGCGGGGCCTAGCGGCTCCGCGCTCAACTGGTGGGACGGGCTGACCTGCGGGGGCCCGGTCCGTCCCACCGCTCTACCCTCAACGATCCGGCCCCCGAGTCCATGTTTTGAAAGGCTCCCGCAATGACTTTTGAAGTACCGGCGTCTCAGGCGTCCATCAAGCAAAACCAGTTCGAGTTCAAGATTCCGGGCGAGCGCAAGGGCCGCTCCCTGCCGAAGATGGAGTTCCTGCCGCTGGGCATCCGTAACCGGATGGCGCAGGCGGCGAAACCTCTGCAGGCGGCGGAGGAGGCCGGCCGCAAGCCGTCAGACGACGAGCTCGAGGCAATGGGGCAGGTTCAGCTGGACCTCCTCGAGCGGTACAGTCCGGGCGTCACTGACGCGCTGGACGAGACGCAGCTCTCGGCCCTGCTGGTGGCCTGGCAGGAGGCGTCCGGTATCTCTGTGGGGGAATAGCGAGCCTCTGCCTCCTCCTCGATAACGAGGAGCAAGCGGAGGCTATCGAATACGACTTGCTGGTCATGGGCCGGCGTCTCGGGGACCTCGGGACGCCGGCTTTGTCGTGGCGGGACTTGCAGGTCGTAGTCCGGCAGGCCGGCCCCGGGTCGGCCCTGGCGCGGGCACTGGACCCGGAGATGGACGCGTGGACGTCCGGGGCGGTCGTGCCGTGGCTGCTGGCAACGGTCGTGGACCTGCTGGCCGGGGCGAACTGGCAGCGGGCGGGCAAGAAGTCGGCCCCGAAACCTAAACCGATTCCGCGGCCGGGCTCCAAGAGCGAGGGCACGCGGTACGGGTCCAAACCTATTCCGGTCGCGGACTTCGACGACTGGTGGAACAACCAAGGGGGGTAAGCCGTGGCGGCCAACGCTGTCGAGCTCGCGAATGCCTATTTGACGCTTATTCCGTCGATGAAGGGTTCGCAGGCGCGGATCACTCAAGAGCTGGTCCCGCAAGCTGAGGCGGCGGGCGACTCTGCCGGCAAGAAGTCGGCCTCCAAGTTCGGGGCGGCGTTTGCCGGCATTGCGGCGAAAGCGACGGCCGTGGGCTCCGCGATCGCGGTGGGCCTCACGATCAAGGGCGGCATCAGCCGCGCGCTGAACATTGAGGACGCGAAGGCGAAACTCACCGGCCTCGGCCACTCCGGCGAGTCGGTCGCGGCGATTATGAAGAACGCGTCGGCGTCCGTCAAGGGCACGGCGTTCGGCCTCGCGGAGGCGGCGTCGACGGCGGCCGGCGCGGTCGCGGCCGGCGTCAAGCCGGGCGCGGAGCTCGAGCGGACCCTGAAGCTGACCGGTGACGCGGCGACGATTGCCGGGTCCTCCATGGGCGAAATGGGCTCCATCTTCAACAAGGTGGCCACCTCGAACAAGGTGCAGGGCGACGTCCTGGCGCAGCTCGGGGACCGTGGCATTCCGATTGTCCAGCTCCTCGCTAAGGAAATGGGCGTTTCGGCCTCGGAGGTCACCAAGCTCGCGTCCAAGGGCAAGATCGACTTCGCGACGTTCCAGAACGCCATGGAAAAGGGCATGGGCGGGGCCGCGCTCAAGTCGGGCGAAACCACGCGCGGCGCGATCAAGAACATGGGCGCGGCGTTCGCGCGTCTGGGCGAGAAGATCATTGTCCCGCTCCTGCCCAAGTTCAACGAGCTGGTCGGCGGCGTGACCAAGTTCGCGGACGCGGCGACGGCGTGGGCCGGGCCTGCCCTGGACGCGCTGATTCAGTGGTTCGGGAAGCTCCTCGAGTCCGGGAAAAAGTTCTACAACGAGTTCCTCAAGCCGATCATGCCGGACCTCTCCGGGCTCGGCGGCCAGCTCAAGGACGTCGGCACGGCGATTCAGGACGGGGCCGGCCCGGCCATGGACCGGCTGGGGGAAGCGGTCTGGAACGCGGGCGTTTTCGTCCGCGACTCGGTGGGCTGGCTCCGGGACCACAAGAACGAGGTCAGCTTCGCGGCGGCGGCGATTACCACGGTGATGCTGCCCGCGTTGGTCCGGCTGGGCGTGGAGTCCACGATTTCGGCGGCCAAGTCGGTGGCGGCGTGGATTCTGTCGAGCACGGCCGGGGCGCGAGCTGCGGCCACCTACGTTGTGACGTCGTTCGTCGTCGTGGGCCGGTGGATTGCCATGGGCGCGGCGGCGATCGCGTCCGGGGCGCAGACGGTGGCTATCTGGGCGCTGTACGCGGCTGAGGCGATCAAGGGCGCGGCGGCTTTCGTCGTGCAGGTCGCGCGGGTGGTCGGCGGCTGGATCCTCATGGGGGCACAGGCGGTTATCTCCGGGGCTGTTACGGCGGCCGTGTGGGTTGGGACCGTGGTGGCCTCGGCAGTGTCCGGTGCGGCCTCTTTTGTCGTGCAGGTAGCGCGCGTCGTCGGCGGCTGGGTCCTCATGGGCGTGCAGGCCATGCTTCAAGCCGCGCGCATGGCGGCGGCGTGGTTCATCGCCCTCGGCCCGGTGGGCTGGGTGATCGCGGCCGTCGTCGGCCTCGTGGCGCTGATCGTGGCGAACTGGGACAAGGTGTCCAAGGCCACGGCGGCGGCGTGGGGCGCGGTGTCCTCGTGGCTTACCGGTGTCTGGAAGGGCATTGTCTCGATAGCCACTTCGGTCTGGAACGGGCTGGTGTCGTTCGTGATGGGCATCCCGGGCCGGTTCATGGCCGGGCTTGCCTACCTGGGGCAGCTCGCCGGGGTTATCGGCGGGTACGTCTCCGGGGCCAAGGACGCGGCGGTCGGCCGGTTCCTGGACCTCGTGGGCTGGGTCGGCGGTCTGCCGGGCCGGATTCTCGGAGCGCTGGGCAACCTCGGCTCGCTCCTGCTCAACGCGGGCGGGCAGATCATGGCCGGCTTCCTGCGGGGCCTGAAGGACGCCTTCAAGGGCGTGCAGGACTTCGTGGGCGGCATCGGTCAGTGGATCGCTGACCACAAGGGCCCCAAGGCTTACGACCTCGCTCTGCTGGTCCCTGCCGGCGGCTGGATCATGCAGGGCCTCGGGTCCGGCCTCGAGGGCGGGCTTCCGCGTCTGCGGCGGACGCTGGCGGACGTGGCCGGCGAGGTGACGGCGGCGATCGCGCCGGCTTCGTCCTCGCTGGACATTGCGGCCGGGCTGACCGGCGCGGGCCCCGAGTTCTCCGGCCAGGGCGGGCCGCTGGTCGCGGTCTACCCCCAGCCGGGTATGTCGGAGCAAACCATCGGGCGCGTTGCGGCTGACTCGCTGAATACACGGATTAGGAGGTCCCGGTGATCTATGGGCCAGACGAGGGCCTGCTCTCGGTGAAATTGGCGGGGCTGCAGCTCCACCGGCCGCGCGAGGCGGGCCGGGAGCTGTTCCTCGAGCCTGACGGGCTCGAGGGATGGGACGACGGCGTGGATATGCGCCGGGACGCGGTGGAGGTCCCGCAAGCGCACGGCGCGTTCGACACTCCGGGCTACCGGGACGCGCGCAACGTCGTCGTCCACGGCCGGGCCTGGGCCGGCACGCCGCGGCGGCTGGCGGTGCTCCGGGCGGCCGTCGTCGGGTGCCTATCGGACGGCGGCGCGGGCCTGCTCGAGGTCGAGACGGCGGAGGAGGGCGAACTGTCCGCCTCCGTCCGTCTCTCGGCCAAGCCGGTGTGGCGTCGGCGCTCTCCGGTGGACGCTGAGTGGTCCCTTCAGCTCTGGGCCGCTGATCCTCGCAAGTTCGGGCCGGCTCGCCGGTTCCGGGTGGTCGTGGACGAGTCGCCGGTGCAGGCGCAGGACGGTGTCTTGCTCTGGCACGCCGGCAACGCTGAGGGGACCCCCGAGTTCGTGCTTCGCGGGGACTTCCCGGAGGGCTACCGGGTTCACGGTCCCGGCGGGGCGCGGTTCTCGGTGACGGAGCCGCTGCGGCCGGGGCAGGTCCACGAGCTGGACTTCGGCCACGGGCTCCTCCGGGTCGATGGCCGGTTCGTGATGGGGAAAGTAACGGAGGCCGGCGTCTGGACTGTGCCGGCTGGGGCTGAGGTTCCGGTGCGGCTCGAGCGGTTCGGGGCGCGCGGGACCGGGGCGGCGGACATTCGAGTGAAAGACACCTATATCTGATGTGGACTCTGTGGTTATGCGAAACGATGACGGGGGCCAAGCTCGCGCCGATACAGGTGCAGGCCAACTCCTGGGCCCGGGTCCTGAACGGGCGCGGCAGCGGTTCGACGGTGGTCAACCTGCTGGACGCGCTGGTCGCGGACCTGAACGCGGACATTGGCCTGCGGAACCTGACCCGGCTTGTCTCCACCACGCTGGTGGTCGAGCGGGCCGGGCGGCCGATCTATGCCGGCGTGCTGTGGTCCCGGGAGTACGACAGGGGAGCGGGGACGCTCACGCTCTCGCACTCGGACGTGCGCTCGATCTTCATGGCGCGCAAGGCGCTGGCCGGCGGCGGCCTGGACTGGCCGATCACGCGGACGAAGCTCTCGTTCGCGGGGCTGAGTCTGGGCACCATTGCCAAACGGCTGGTGGAGGCCGGCATGGCGGGCCCGAATGCGGCCCTGCCGATCGTGTTGCCTGGCGATATGCCGGGCATTCACGCGCGGGAGTATTTCGGCTACAACCTGCCGGTGGTCGAGGAGCTCCTCGACAACCTGACCAACGTCGAGGGCGGGCCGGATCTGGACTTCGAGCCGCGCTGGTCTGAGCGGGACACGCTCGAGTGGGTGCTCCGGACGGGCACGGACTCGGCCCCCGAGTTGGGCGGCGGGCCGTGGGACTGGAACCTCGACGCGGAGCAACCGGGCGTCTCCTCGGTCAAGGTCAAGGAGGACGCGGCCAAGATGGGCAACCGCTGGTGGGAAGTCGGCGAGGGCGAGGAGCTGGACATGCTCATGGCTCGCGCAACGGCCAACCCTATGCCGGCGGGGTTCCCGCTGCTTGAGCGGGACAACTCGCACAAGACGACGAACATTCAGGCGACTCTGGACGACTCCGCGCGCGCTGACCTGGCGACTTATGGGCAACCGACGGTGCAGTGGTCGCTGACGGTGGCGGCCGGCGGCGTGCCCGCCGTCGAGGAGCTCCATTTGGGCGGACTGGTCCGGGTGCATTCCTTGGGCGATCCGTGGCTGGCTGACGGGTGGCACTCGCTCCGGCTGATCGAGTTCAGCGGAGACGTTGGCGAGTCGGTAACTCTGGCGTTCCAGCCGGAAAGGGGGGCGGCATAGTGCCGCGCATTGACAACCTGAACGGCGATGAGCTCGCCGACATTTTCCGGCGGCTGCGGGCGCTCGAGACGGCACCCAAGTTGGGCAACTCGTCCATCTCCGGCGGAACGCTGACGGTCCGGGATACCTCCGGCGCGGCCCGCGTCCGTATCGGGCAGCTCTCGAGCGTGCCGAACGGGTACGGCGTCGAGGTGCTGGTGGGCGCGGAGTGGGTGCCGCTCTCGAACACGGCGGCCGGCGGCAGTATGGCGGCCGTGGAGGCGGCCCTGCCGGTGGACGCGGCGGCCGGCAAGGACACGGCGTGGGACGCGGCCGGCGGCCCGGCGGTCACGGTGACGACGTATACCGGCCGGATCGACGTCGAGGTCGGCGCTCACCTGTACGTCAAGGGGCCCGGGGCCTCGGCCGTGCTGTCCTACGCGATTCTCGACGGGCGCGGGCAGGAGGTCGTCGGCCCTGGCCGCTACCGGGGCGTGGCCGTCACGGACGGCGGCGGCGGCGGAGCCTCTCAGCAGGCTTCGAGCGTCCAGACTCACAAACTCGCCGCGGGGACATACACGGTGCAGGCGCGGAGCCGGGTGCTCGCGTCTGCCTCGGCGGCGTCCTCTGCGGTGTTCACGAACCGCGTGCTTGGCGCGCAGGGCTACTAGGGAAAAGGAGGCCGGCGCTTATGTCGGAAATCATGTGGGGCTACGTCGCTGGGCGGTGGCTTGACATGCAGGGTCGGCCGCTGGTGGGCAAGGGCATCAACTTCAAGCTGGCGACGTCGCGGGCCGTGTTCGAGGGCGCGGCCATTGCCGACGCTGACGGCGTGACCCTGACTATCGGGGCGGACGGGCAGCTCGAGGGGGCCGGGGTCGAACGGGTCGGCGAGTGGGCGGTGTTCCCGTTGCCGGTATCGGACGGGTACAAGCTGCAACCGCTGGACGTGCAGATTCGGGTCACGGAGCTCATGCCGGGCGGCGCGGAGTATTTCGTCCGGGTGGGGTCGCATCACACCAAGACGGATCCGCTGATCGTGTCCTCCGACGTCGGCGCGCTCCTCGAGGAACCGGGGGCGCTTATCAAGCCGGTGTGGTGGCAAAAGGGGACCGCGATCCCTCCGGGCGCGATCCCGGGCCGGGACCTGCTTTACGACGAAAACACGGCGCAACTGTACGCGATCGTGAACGACTAGGAAGGCCTGACTAATGGCAAAGCTCGTACCCCTGACCAATCTGGCCGGCATCCCGGCGCGTCTCACCATGGGGCGCGTGTCTGAGGGCACGGCCGCGGCGGCGATCATTGGGGAGCCGCCGAACCAACAGCTCGAACTGACCCTGCCGCCGTCCTCTCCCATGACGGATCACGCGGCGGCGGTGTTCTTGCGCGATCCTGCCTCGGAAATGTTCGGGGCGGTCACTGAGGCGGTAGAGAAAAACAAGCGGGACCCGTTCTCGGCCATGCAAAAGTGGGGGGCGGCGCTGCGCGGGCAGGCCACCAAGCCTGCGGTGTGGGTGTCCGTGGGCTCCTCCACGGCGAACGGCGGCGTAGCGTCCAACCAGGGCATGACGTGGTTTGGGCGGGTGGCGGCGCTCATGGGCAAGAACCCGGTTAACCGGCTCGAGGACGTCACGGCGGCCCCGAGTTCCGGGGCGTGGCTCTACAACGGCGCGGTAGGCGGGACGCACTCGGGCGACTACATGACGCAGGTGCGCAAGGACAAGATCGCGCTTTTGAAGCCGGCGGTCGTCTCGCACATGGTCGGCTCGAACGACTGGGCCATGGGCGTTGCTCCGGCGGTCTACAAGGAGAACGTGCGGGCGCGTCTGATCGAGATTTTCAACTCCTCGCCGTCCACGGTGAATGTGCTGATTCATCAGCAGGGCCGGTGGGACGTCACGGCTCCGGCTTACCCTTGGGACGCTTACGGCGCGGCCCTGGCGGAGCTGGCGGCGGAGTACCGGGACCGGGGCGTGGTGTTCCTGAACGTCGACGCGCCTATGCGTCTGCTGGGCGTGCCTCAGCCGGACTTCTACGGCGTCGTCTCCTCGGACAAGATGCACCTGAACGACGCCGGCAACCGGATTCTGGCCGGCATCATCGCGGACTTCTTCGGCATCCCCCGGCCCGAGATTCCGCGCGAGGTCTACACGTCCGGCCCCACCAAGGGCGGGTCGCACACCACCAACGCGGAAATTCTGCGCTTCGAGATTCCGCCCAAGCCGTACCCTCGAGACTTCGTGTTCTCGAGCTCGGTCTACGCCAACATCAACTCCGGCAACGGCGACATTGGCCTGACCGTGCAGGGCGAGGGCATCCCGGAGGACACGCTGGCGCTGCGTATTGGGTCCACCACTCCGATGGCTCTTTCGGGTTCCGGCAAGTGGCGGGTTCCGGCGCACACCAAGGCCACCGCGATCGCTTTTGCGATCGTCTACACGGGTTCGCTCTACACCTCGGCCAACGCGGCATTCACGCGGTTCGTGCTCGACGGGTCCCCGGCATGAGCGGGCTTCCGTGGGGCCGGATGATTACGGCGCGGCTCGCGGAGCCGTCCATGATTACCGGGCTTCAGGTCCTCTCGCACTTCACGGCGGCGACGGCGGGCGGGCTGGTGATCCTCGGCGCGTTCCCGTACCTGTTCCGGGGCATCCTGCCGCCGTACATGGCGGCGGGCGTCGGGGCCGTCCTGGTGGTCGGCGGGCTGGTCGGCGTCGTGTCCTGTTGGCGGGGGACGTGGTGGCTCGAGCGGGTCGCGCTCCTGCTGGTCGGCCTCGGCTGGGTCCTGCTGGTCCCGTCCGTGCTCGAGGTGCCGGTGCCGTCCGTGATCCGCATGTTCATGCTCCTGCTCCTCGCCGGGCTGGTGTTCGACGTCGCCAAACGTTACCGGCGGATCGACTGGGCCTATCTGGACCCAACTAAGTAGCTTCGGCGGAAAAGGGGGGACCATGACGCCGGAGCTGCTGACCGCGATCCTGGGGGCCGGTGGGTTGACCGTGATCGTGCCCAAGCTCGTGGACGGGCTCAAGGCGTGGCGGTCAGGTCGCGCTCTCGAGGAAAAAGACAAGAACCGCGGGTTGGTTGACCGGCTCGCGGTGGCTGAGTCTCGGCTTGAAGCCGAAATTATCTACCGGCGGGCGGTGGAGGAGTACGCGGCGACGTTGCGGCGCGTGCTCATTGAGGTCTACGGGGTGCCGTCTGAGCGGCTGCCTCCGTGGCCTGTCCGTAACTAATCAAGCAGGGCCCCGAGTCGTTCCGGCCGGGGCCTTTTTCGTGCCTAGAAAAGGGGCAACAATGCTACTTTCCAACCTCGCCACCGTCCTGCGGGCCGCTGGCCTGACCGTCGTGGAGACTCCGGGCTGGAACGGCCGGGGCTACAAGGGGCGGGACCTCATCGAGATTCGCGGCGTGCTCTGGCACCACACCGCGACTAACCGGGCCCGGTTCAACGGCGCGGACGCTCCGACGTTGCAGATGTGCATCGACGGGCGGACGGACGTCGCGGGCCCGCTGTGCAACATCGTGTTCGGCCGGAACGGGACGGTCTACCTTGTGGCCTCCGGCCTGGCGAACCATGCCGGTGCCGGCGAGGCGGCGAACATTCCGCGGGACCTCGGCAATTACTACCTGATCGGCATCGAGATGGAGTCCTCCGGGGTTGCTCCGTTCGACTGGACGCCGGACCAGCTGCGGGTTGCGCCTCACCTTGGTGCGGCGCTCGAACGGGCCTACCTTGGGCACCTGCCGGCGGAACTTCGCCTGCAGATTGGCCACCTCGAGTACTCGAGTCAGGGCAAGATTGACCCGGCCGGCTGGCCTGGCGGCATGGACGGTCTGCGGGCCTCCATCAACGAGCTCCTCGCCGGCGGTGCTCCGGCTCCGGCCCCGAGTCCTGCGCCGGCTCCTGCTCCTGCTCCGGCGGCTCCGGCCGGCGACAACCGGATTCACTGGGTCGTCGAGCGTGGCGACACTCTCGGCGGGATCGCGGCGCACTACGGCGGGCCCTCCGCCGCGCAGATTGCGGCCTACAACGGCATCCCGGACGCTAACCGGATCGAGGTCGGCCAGCGGATCTACATTCCGGGGCCGCTGGTCTGGATTGTGGACCCTGGCGACACGCTGGGCGCGATCGGGGCGCACTACGGCATCAGTGCGGAGACGGTCGCGGCCAACAATGGCCTGAACGTCAACGCTCCCATCTTCCCGGGGCAGCGGCTCCGGATTATCGACTAGGGGGAACAATGGGTGAGCATGTAGCGGGCGCGGCTCCGGCCGTGCCGTCGCAGGTCAAGTATCCGTGGCGGGCTTTCTGGCGGACCGTCTGGCAGGTCGGTGTGCCGGCGTTCGGCCTCGTCCTGCTGGCCGGCCCTGCCGTGCTGGGCATCCTCGCGGAGGAGCTGGGGACGGTCCTGCCGGATCACGTCACGGCGTGGCTCCTCGGGGCCGCTGCGGTCCTCACGGCGCTGTCCGGTGCCGTCGCGCGGATCATGGCAATTCCGGGGGTCAATGCCTGGCTGTCGAGGTTCAAGCTCGACGCTGGGGCCTCGAGTCCGTCTGCAGAGTAAGAAAAAGGGCCCCGGCCGCTCCCCTCGAGGGAGTCGGCCGGGGCCCTATTCTGCGTCTGAGGCGGGACCGGCGAGCGTCCACCAGAGTGTCAGCAAGGGAGGAGCGGCTCGAGCCGGTCCCGCGTGCTCTACTCTACCGGACGGGCCGGGCCGCGCCTGCCTGGCCGTGCCGCGTTCCATGCGTCGATCGTCTCCGGGAGCCAACCAAGCTGGCGGGCTCCGATCTGGGCGTCGGCCTCCGGCAGCTTGTACCGGTTGAGGGTGTCCGGCTTGACGCCGATACGCTCGGCGACTTCCGGGCGGGATAGGTAGCGGATCAATGGTGCCTCCTCGGTGGTGGTGGCCGGGCCCCCGAGTCTATCGCTCGAGGGCCGGCCGGGGCTTGTCTAGCGGGTGGTCATGGCGGTGATGGTGTGGGCGAGCCGGGCCGCTGAGAGGTTGGTCCGGGAGAACTTGAGCTCGTCGCCGTTCTCGAGGTAGGCCATAACGCGGTCGGAGTAGTAGGCGAGGGCGAGGGCTCCGCGCTCCGGGTGGCGGAACGCGGTCCGGTAGTAGTCGGCCGTCCATCCGGCGGCGGCGAGCTCGTCCACGGTGTCCTGCTTGAGGGCCTCGAGGAGCTTGGGGCCCATCTCCTCGGCGATCATATCGGCGGCGCGCTTGGCGATCACAGGGAGCATTTCGGCGTGGGCGCGGCGGTCGATGATGCCCATATCGTAGGCGGCGCGGCGGAGGACGTCGCGGCGGGCGGCGGGGCCGTAGTCGTCGCCGTAGACCTCCGGGTCGAGGAGGTCCATAAGGAGGTCGTCGGCGTCGGCCGGGTCTTGCACTGCCGGCAGCTCCTCGGCGTACTCGAGGCGCTCGAGGTGGTTGGTCAGGTGGGCGACAAGGGCCCCGAGTGCCTCGAAACGGTCGCTGAACTCTCCAAGGGTGACGGGCTCGCCGCCGGTTCCGAGGTCGGTTGTCACGGTGAAACCGCCCCTCGAAAACTCGATGTGGCCGATGCACTCGTCGAGCTGGTGGAAGTTCACGGCGTAGCCGGCGGGCGCGTTCTCGACGATCTCGAGCTCGACGGTTCGGCCGGCGGCGGTGGTGGTGTAAGTCTCCATGGTGTTGCTCCTGGTGGTGGTGGTTCCTGCCTTGCTGACTCCTCAAGTTTAGCACGGTTAGGCGTGTATTGGGTACTTTTGGCGGTCAATCGTCTGGGAAATCTGGACTTTTGTCCTCCCCTCGCTTTCCCCCCGGAAACGTTCAAAACGGGATCCCTTGCTGCGCTTGGGCTCCGGCTAGGTTTCGTGGACAGCTGGACAAACGGCGAGGTCGTACCGTCTAGAGGGGGTCGTCTGGGGGTAGCAGCGGGAGTCTAGGGTTCGTGGACGTGTTAACCCAGAGGTCGCAGGTTCAAATCCTGCCCCCGCAACTCAAAAGGGCCGGAATCACGCGGAAAACGCGGGGTTCCGGCCCTTTCCTTTTGCCCTGCTTTCGAGAGTTCCCCTCGTTTACCCCCCGCAAACGTTCCGGGGCGTTTACGTGGGCGCATGAACGCCACGTAGGCTACTCGCGTAAGGATTGACAAGACTTCAACACATGCGGGAGCTGGAATGGGCAAGATTGTTTACGGGGGCCACACATACGACCTCGGCGCGGCGAGCACCTCGCCGTTTCTCAATGGAGTTCAGCAGGCGGTCAGCGACAACAGCCACCGCTATCTTGAGCTTCGCTATATGGCGGAGGGCCAAGAGGTGCCTGAAAGTGTCGTGAATATCCTTGTGGGGCCCGGGATTCCTATCGCGTTTCTCGACTGAGGATTGCGGCTGCTGGCCCGCCTGGCGAGTAAACGAGGGGCCGTTCGGAGTAAACGAGGGGCTTCGAGTAAACGAGGGGCGGTTCGGGGAGCGTGAACGTCCCAGACATGTGGCATGAGGGCAAGACCAAGGCGGCGCTGGGGCGGGCCCCTGGCGGTGAGGTGGTCCGGTTCGAGCTGGATGCCCGGCCGCTGGTGCGGGTCCGGGCGATCTACGGCCGCGCGGTCGCCTATACCCCTACCCACGTCCTTGTGGAGTGGTATCGGGTGTGGGGCGAGTGGTTCCTCCGTTGGGAGCCGAACTGGCAGGTCCACCGGGTCACGGCGGAGGAGTGGCGCGGCGATCCGTTCCCCTAACGGGGCTGACTCCGGGCCAGTGCCTCGAGGACGGCGCGGCCGGCCTCCGTTGGTGAGTTGATGAGGGGCGGCGCGGAGTAAGCGAGGGGTGACTCCGGGGCCCCGAGTCCTGCCGGCGGTGCCGGCTCCTTGCCGCCGCCGTCGTCGAGCAGCCACGCGCGGCCGGTCCAGTCCACGAGGGCCACGCGGTCGGGCCTGGCTCCGGCGGCGATCCGAAAGCCGCGGGCAGCTGCCTCGGCCGGGTGTGCTTCGATCCATCCGTGGCACTCGGTTGTCCCGGTCCCGCAAACGAGGACAAGGTTCCCGGCGCGGTCCGTCTCCCTGGCTCGGCTGCCTCCCATGCCGCGGGCCCGGCGGTGCTGTAGTGAGTACCAGCCGGACTCCGTGCGGACGTGCCGGCCACACCATTGGCACTTGCTGAGGTCCCGGGCGATCACTTGCCGGCGGGCCTCGAGGGCCACGCGCTGTGGTCGCTTGTGCATTTTCTCTAGACTCCCTATGCTCGGTCGTGCGTGGTGTTTCTGCTGGGTGGCGGAAAGGGCCCCGAGTCTCTGACTCGGGGCCCTTTTGCTTGCCTAGTTGCCTTCGTCCGTCTCGGTGTTGTAGCTGCCGCCGGCCGGGAGTCCTCGCGTGCAGGCGTGGAAGTGGATCGGCCAGGCTCCCTCGGCGAGGAAGTCGGCGTTGTAGTCGAGCCATGCGGCGCGCTTGCTCTCGTGCTCCTCGGTGAAGAAGTCGTGGCCCCGAGTTGCCTTGGCGACGTCCTGGCAGTCGGCGCGGTGGGCGGCGACGTCGTGGTCGTTGCCGCCGTTGCCGTTGATGATTACGAGCTTCATGGTGGTTCTCCTGGTGTCTTGAAAGTTGAGGGGGAGGGCCGGCCCCTTGCGGGGCCGGCCGGGGGTTGTTGCTACTTGCCGGCGCGGACGTCGGCGGCGATGCAGCGTTCGACTTCCGCGGCCTGGGCCGGGGTGTATGTGCTGCGGGCCTCGAATCCAAGCTCGCGCGAGGTGAACGTGACGCGGCGGGCAGCCTCCGGGAGGCTGATTTCGAGCTGGCCGGCGATCGAGTGAATAAGGACCGGGCGGGCCACGACGTCGGGGTTGAGGACCTCGAGGCAAGCCGGGCAGGTGATCCGGTCGGCGTTGTGCTTGGCGGAGGCGAGAGGGCCGCCGTAGGTGCCGGTGCAGAGGGCGGTGGCGTCCCACGCGCCGTGGACGACGGGGGCGGCGGTTGCGGTGGTGTTCATGGTGTGCTCCTTGCTTTGGTTCTTCCCTTGCTGACTCTCTAAGTTTAGCACGGTTAGGCGTGTATTGGGTACTTTTCGAGACTATCCGTCCGGGAAATTTGGACGCACTTTGCGCGGGAAAGTCCTAACGGGTGGGAGCGAATACCTCCTGCAGGGTGGCGCGGGCGTCTGGTCCCTGGTGGGTCTTTTGGACGTAGTGCCGGCGCGTGACTTCGGTGCCGGCGTGGCCTAGCTGGTCGGCCGCGGTCCGGAGGTCCTCGGCGGCGTCGAGCACGGTGGCCACGGTCTTGCGGAAAATGTGGGGCGTAACCCACCCGAGTCCGGCCGGGGCGAGGACCTTGGTCAGCTGCTTCCGGACGCTGCCCGGATCGCGGAGGGTCCCGTTCGTGCTTGGGAAGACGACGTCGTGGACGTTGGCGACGGTCACGGCGAGCCGGCGGCGCATGAGGGCGTCCACGGCGAACGACGGCAGCGCGAGCCGGCGGCGGCTGGTGCTGGACTTCGGGTGTTCCTGGCGGATCAACCGGGCCGGCTTTTCGTCGGTGGCCACGATCGTGCCGGTAATGGTCACTGCTCCGGCCTCGAGCTCGACGTCGGCCCAACGGATCGCGAGCAGCTCGCCGATGCGGACGCCGGTGGCGAGGAGGACGTCGAGTATGTCGAGGAGGTCCTGGGTCGGTGGCCGGCCGCGGCGGGGCGCTCCCTCGCGGAGGGGCTCGCCGAACTGCCAGCTCCGGACGGCGGCGCGTGCGGCCTGGATTTCGTCGAGGGTCAGCGCGCGGGCCTCCTTGGGGGTGGCGGTGATCCCGGCGACGTCGCGGACGGGGTTGGTCGCTGCGGCTCCGTGCCGGACGGCTAGTCCCATGACGCCGGAGAGCACGGACCGGCATACCTTGGCGGACGCCGGGCCGGTGCCGGCGCTGGTTGCTTTCAGGAACTTGTCGAGCCGCGTCACGGAGCACTCGGCGATCGTCAGGGCCCCGAGTGCCGGCAGGATGTGGTCCTCGAGGGCGTCCCGGTAGCGGCGGCGGCTGTTCTCGGCGAGGTCCGGCCATTTCTCGGCGGTCCAGACTTCGGCGACGAGCTGCAGGCGGCTCGAGGCGGTGATTTCGTCGCCGGCCGGGGCGGTTCGCTCTGTTAGAGCGGCGGTCAGTGCGGACCTGGCTGCACCCTTGGTCTTGCCGGTCCGCTCGACGTCGCGCGTCTTGCCGTCGTAGTCGCGGAACCGGGCACGCGCTCTAAAGCCGTCCGCGATCTGTTCGACGCGGACGGCTCCCCAGGTGCCTATCGGGAGGGGTGGTCTACCCACGGCGTTCGTTCCTTAGTGCTTGGATGAGTCGGCCGGCCGTGTCCAGTTGCTCCGGTGTCAGTTCCCGGAGGTCTGCGACGATCAGCTCGACTCGCTGGTCGGTGTCATAGGTATCGGCCGGGAGGATTCCGGCGGAGGCCATGGCCGCTTGCTGGACGACGCGGAGCGGCAGCCGGAGGCCGGCGGCTACTTTCTCAATGGTGTCGATTCGTGGCATGTGCGGCTGGTCGGTGCTGGCAAGCTGGCCGATCTTGGCTTTCGATAGTCCGGCCCGGGTTGCAATGACGGAATAGCTGTCCCCGGTCTTGTCCTGGTGCTGTCGGATAAGTTCGGCGAGGGTAATTTGCTCGGTCATTGGGTGCTCTCTGTTGAGTGGGACGTCCGTGGCTTCGCGGTCCCTGTTATTGACAGTCTACCTTTTATAGACGATCGGCGTCTAGTAGTTGTTGCCTGCTATGTCTATTCCCGCTGGACGGTTCCGCCTTGGGGCTGCTACGGTCTAACCGTCTAGTTTTAGTAGACGACAAAACAAGAGGAGTGGACGACTTGGAAGATCAGCGGGTATTCATCATGCCGCGACGTGCTGAGGGGCCGGCCGGGCTCACGACGGCACTGCGGCAGGCAATGGACGACAAGGAGGTCGGCGTCTGGCGGCTCAAGGCAGCCTGCGGCGTCTCCCACCAGACGTTGGCGAACCTCGCCAAAGGGGTCGGCGGCGTCGAGCTGAAAAAGGCGGAGCGGATCGCGGCGGCGCTGGGCGTGCCGGTCGGATCCCTGTTCGTCCACAAGGACGGCGCGGAACTGGTCGGGTCCTGACGTGTCCGGCTGGGTGATCCCTGCCTCGCTCCTCACTGCGGAGGAGGTCGCCGGCATCCTGCGGGCCCCGAGTCCCAAGACGGTGGCGCGGCTCCGGCTGCGGGGCGAACTGCGCGGGGTCCGGATCGGCCGGGCGTACCGGTATGACGTCCGCGACGTCGAGGCATTGATCGAACGACTACGGGAAGAAAACAAGGAGCAAGCATGACGGAAACACTGATGCCGGAGGGCCTGGGCGGGCGGCTTGTGCTGTCGGCCGCGGACTATCGGCGGAACCGGGGCCTGTGGCTCAAGGCGCGACGGTCCGGGCTCGGTGCCTCGGACACGGCCACGATTCTCGGCCTCAACGACTGGTCGACGCCGTTGCAGGTCTGGCAGGAAAAGACGAGCACGGTGCCGCCGGATGATTCGGACACGTCGGAGGCGGCGCACTGGGGCAACGTCCTGGAGCACCCGGTTGCGGTCCAGACGGTCAAGAAGCACCGGCACTTGGGCAAGATCATGCCGACGCCGGGGCTCCTGGCGCACAAGGACCACCCGTGGATGCTCGCGACGGTGGACCGGCTGTTGGTCGATCGCGGGACGACGGGGCCGGTCCGGTCCCTCCTCGAGGTCAAGACGACGTCGGTCCTGGCTTACCGGGCGCACTGGGTCGACGGGATTCCTCCGGCGCGCATTCAGGTGCAGGTCCAGCAGCAGCTCGCGGTTACTGAGCTTCCCGGGGCCTGGGTCACGTGCCTGGTCGGCGGGCAGCAGCTCGCGGACCCGGTGTGGGTCCCTCGTTCGGAAGAGGTCATCGGGCAACTGATCCACTACGGCGGCATGTGGTGGCGCGATCACGTCGAGGGGATGCTCCGCCCGGAGCCGACGTTCGGCGATCGCGGGCGGCTCGCGGAGCTGTGGCCGGCGGACGCCGCGGCCGACGCGATCACTGCCGGCCCGGAGCTCGAGCAGATCATCGCTGATCTGGCCGACGCGAAACGGCGCAAGGCGGTCGCGGAGGAGCAGGAGCAGCAGGCGGCGTTCAAGCTCAAGACGGCCATGAAAGAACGCACCGGAGTTGTCAACTCCTCCGGCGAGCTCCTCGCGACGTGGAAAAAGGGCACGAGTCGCCGGTTCCAAGAAAAGAAATTCAAGGCGGACCATCCGGACCTTGCGGCGGAATACTCGCCGGCCGTCGAGGGGCGCGGCAACCTGCTCCTCACCAAAGCAGCTAAGGGAGAAGAATAATGGCGGACCTCACGAAAACGGCAAACGGCGCGGACCTCGCGGCAACGATCGGCGGCAAGCAGGCGGAGGCCGGCCGGGCCTCGGCGTTCGATCTGATGAAGTCGATGGAGGGGGAGTTCGCCAAGGCACTCCCGGCCCATGTCCCGGTCGAACAGTTCATGCGGACCGGCCTCACGGAGCTCCGGCAGAATCCGGACCTTCAACGCTGCACGGCTGACTCGCTCCTCGGCGCGTTCCTGGTCGCGGCGCGGCTGGGCGTCGAGGTCGGCGGCCCGCTGGGCCAGTTCTACCTGACGCCGCGGCTCCTCAAGGTCAAGGGCGGCGCGGCCAACGAAAAGGCGTGGCAGGTCGTCCCGATCGTGGGCTATAAGGGCCTCCTCGAGCTGGCGCAGAGGTCCGGCCGGGTCGGCGCTGTCGGTGCCGAACTGGTCCGCAAGGGCGACGTCTTCCGGATGGGCTACGACTCCCGGCTAGGCGGCAAGCTGACGCAATGGGAACCGGCGGACTACCTCGAGACGCGCGAGGTCGTCGGCGTGCTGGCCTGGGCTGAGGTCGGCAACGGCAAGCAGGAGCGGTTCCTGCCGATTGAAAAGGTCCTCGAGCGCAAGGCTCGCGGCTCCGCGGGGGACAAGGGCCCCTGGGCTACGGACTTCGAGGCCATGGTCCGGAAAACCGGGTTCCGTGCGCTGACCGGCGATCTTCCACAGTCGGCGGCGCTCGCACTGGCCCGAGTTGCCGACGAGGAGGTCCAGACCTACGTTCCCGGCTCGCTGGTGGACGTCGGAACCGGCGAGCTCGAGGCGTAAATGATCGACGCGGCGCTGGGCATCTTCGAGCTACTGACCGCGCTCGCCGTCATGGCGCTCGCGGGGTCGGCCGCGGCCGTCCTGCTGTCGGCGGCGCTGGTCGCGCTGGCAGTGGTTACCACCAGAATCAAGCAAGGAGCAAGGAACAAATGAGCACGAACACTGCGGCACCGGTCCGGAAAACGGACCCGGCCACTTCCCATCTGGCGGCGGCGACAATGACGCCGCGGCTTCGGTCCACGATCCGGTCCCGGGTCCTGGCGATCCTCACGGCCGGCAACGACGGCGAGGGCATGACGCACGACGCGCTGATCGCGGCGTACAAGAAATACGCGGTGCGCCTCGGCTGGCCTCGCGCTGCGGACTCCTCCATCCGGACCCGGTGCAACGAGCTGTGGCGCGACGGCGAGGTCGAGCGCGTCGAGGGCACGGCCGGGAAGTCTGGAATGGGCCACGCGGCGATTCTTTGGCGTGCTGTGAGCGTCCAGAATAAAAAGACGGGCAAGGATATGGAGGAGACGGCGTGAGCGCGGCACAGGTGTCTTTCTGGGCCGCTGGGGTGCCATTGCCTCAAGGGTCTAAGCGGATTGGACGGAACCGGGCGACGGGCTCGCCGGTCCTGATCGACGACAACGCGGCGCTCAAGAGCTGGCGCGAGGTCGTGGACCACTACGCGCGGCAGGCCGTCAAGGGCCGGGAGCGGCTCGACGAGCCGTGCGCGGTGGACCTGACGTTCTACATGCCACGGCCGGCCGGGCACTATCGCAAGGACGGCGTGACGCTGCGGGCCTCGGCCCCGGCGCTGTGGTGCGCGGTCAAGCCGGACGTCGACAAGCTCTCCCGGGCGGTCCTGGACTCGCTGACGTCGGCGGGCGTGTGGGCGGAGGACTCGCGGGCCGTGATCCTGCGGGCGTCCATGCAATACGCGGCACTTCCCCACGAGGCCGGCGTCGCGGTGCTGGTGTCTGCCCTCGGCGAGGGGGTGGCGGCGTGAGTCTCTCGGCAATGGTCTGGGCGCTCAAGACGGCACCGGTCCCGGATCCCATTTCGCACCTTGTCCTGATCGGCCTGGCGGATCACGCCGGAGACGACGGCAGCGGCGCGCGTCCGTCCGTGTCCAAACTCGCGGACTACGCGCGGTGTTCGGAGCGGTCCGTGCAGAACAAGCTCAGGGCCCTCGAGGAGCTCGGCCTGATCTGGCGCGGGGACCAGCGAGGAGTCGAGCACTTGCCGGCGAACCGTCGTCCGGTGGTCTACGACCTCGACATTTTTGGGGTGAATCTCGTGCGCCTCAAGAAGTCTGGGGTGAACGAAAACGACTCTAGGGGTGAACGGGGCGACACTCTGGGGTGCACACCCGTACCGGCTGGGGTGAACGTGTGTGCAGACAGAACCGTCCTTGAACCGTCCTTGAACCGTCCAGTAGAACCATCCTTGCTCAACGCGGACGATTTCGCGGATTTCTGGGCGGTCTATCCTCGGAAAACTGCCAAGGTGTCGGCGCTCAAGGCGTGGAAGAACGCGCTCAAGGTTGCCACGGCCGCGGAGATTATCGCGGGCGCTCGCCGGTATGCGGCGGACCCTAACCGGGAGCCTCAGTTCACGGCGTACCCGGCAACCTGGCTGAATGCTGGCCGGTGGGAGGACGAGGCTCTGCCCGGCCGGGCTCCATCCGGGCCCCGGGACCGTCAGGGCGAGATTCTCGCGCGGGAAATGGCGGCGGCGCGGGCAGCGGACGCGGCACGTCCGGCGCTCCGGTCGATCGGCGGTGGCTTCGATGCGTGAGGCTCACTACTCGAACGAGTCGGTCACGCTGTACGCGGGCGACTGCCTCGAGGTCCTGCGGGACCTGCCGGACAACTCGGTCGACTCGGTGGTCACTGATCCGCCGTATGGGCTGGGCAACACGACGCCGGCCCTTGTGGCGGAGACGGTGACGGCGTGGCTCGGCGGGGACCGTGAGTTCATCCCGGAGGGGCGGGGCTTCATGGGCCGGCCGTGGGATGCGTTCGTGCCGCCGGTCGCCGTGTGGGACGAGTGCCTGCGGGTCCTCAAGCCGGGCGGGCACTGCCTGGCGTTCTCCGGGTCCCGGACCCTGGACCTCATGACGCTCGGCCTCCGGTTCGCGGGCTTCGATATCCGGGACTCGATTATGTGGCTCTACGGATCCGGATTCCCCAAGAACCGGGACGTCTCGGCCGCTATGGGTTCCTACCTTGCGGGGGACCGGCCCGAGTCCGGGGCGGCTCCGGAGGTCTACGAGGTGACGCGGTTCCTCAAGGCTGCGCGGGACGCGGCCGGCTGGACTAACCGGCGGATCGACGAGCACTTCGGGACCAACGGCATGGCCGGGCACTGGACCACTCAAGGGTCCCAGCCGTCTGTGCCGTCGCTCCGGCAATGGGGCGAGCTGCGGGACCTGCTGGGCTTCGACGATTCGGCGGTCCTGCCGCTGGTCGAGCGGCTCTGCTCGACGGAACGGCCGGAGGACTGGGGGCAGGGCGAGGGGGACGCTGATTTCCTCGGCTCGCTCAAGAAGAACGTCGAGTACTCGAGCGCGGGCGGCTGGGGCACTGCCCTGAAGCCGTCCTTCGAGCCGGTGGTCGTGGCGCGGAAGCCGGTGATTGGTTCCATAACGGCCAACGTCGGGAACTTTGGCACCGGTGCTTTCAACCTGGCCGGGTGCCGGACCGGGGAGGAGGGCGGCGAGGTCGGCGGCCGGTGGCCGGCCAACGTCGTGCTCGACGAGTCACAAGCGGAGGAGCTGGACCGGGTGAGCAACGAAAAGCCGGCGCAATTCTTCCCGGTGTTCCGGTACGAGCCGAAAGCTCCAACCTCGGAGCGGCCCCGGGTCAACGGGGTCAGCCACCCAACGGGCAAGCCGCTCGAGCTCATGCGCTGGCTGTGCCGGTTGGTCACGCCTCCGGGCGGCGTCGTCCTCGAGCCGTTCGCGGGCTCCGGGACCACGCTCGAGGCGGCAACGCTCGAGAACCTCCGGGCGATCGGGGTCGAGCGTCAGCCGGAGTACCTGCCCCTGATCGCGTCCCGGTTCGATAAGCCGCTGGAGCCGGTGTTCGACTTCGGGGGGCTGCTGTGAGCATGACGCAAGAGCAGGCGGTCAACGTCGTGGCCTACCTGAACCGGGCCGGGCTCCTCCTGGCCATGGAGGGTCAGGCCGCGGTCTGGGCGGACGCGCTGTACCGGGTGCGGTATGTGGACGCTATCGAGGCTTGCCGGCAGGTCGTCCGGGAGGGCGCGGTCAAGGAGCGGTTCGCCACTCCGGCCGACGTCCTCCGGATGGTCCGCAAGCTGCGGGGCGTCCGGCTGGCCGGCAAGGTTCCGCCGGCCCCTCCGGTGGAGCTCGACGTCGCGGCCGATCTGGCGTTCCGCCGGGCCTGGCTGTCGGCGGTCGGCGACGGGGCCACGGAGGAGCAAGCAGACGAGCACGCTTGCGGGGTCGTGGGGGTGGTCCGGGCTGTGGAGTCCGGGCCGTCCCGGGACCCCCGGGAACTGATCGAACAAACTGCGACGGCGCTGTCGTCGTCGGAAAGGTAGGGGGTCCATGGTGGACGTCAAGCAGGAATGGCGGGACGGGGAGGTGCAGCGGCTCGCGTCCCATGTGGAGCGGACGGCGGCGCGGCTCGAGGAGCTCGCGGAGCGGTACGTCTCGCTGGCCGGGCATATCCCGGCCGGGAGCAATCCGGGCGGGCGTCCTGCCGGCCGGGCCGCTGACGAGCCGGGCGCTCGAGGTCCGGCGGGGCCCCGAGTTCCCCTCCGGCTCGACGTCGTGGACGTCCGGGAGGAGGTCGCGCTGTTCGTCCGGGACCTGTTGCCTCGCGTGCGGATCGCGACGTCGGCCGGCGTCGTCGGGCCGTCCCGGTCCGTCCTGGCCGGGGCCGGGAACGTCGTCCCGGGCCTGCTGTTCATGGCGCTCGCGTTGCCGGCGGTGTTCGCTGCGGACCGGGGCCTCGGTGACGAGGTGGCGCGCGGGGCGTGGGACCTGGTGCGTCGTGCGGCGCTCGCGGCGGGTGAGGTGCCGCGGCCGTTCGCACTGACGGACCTGTGCGCGTCCTGCGGGGTCCGGTCCCTGTGGGTGGTGCCGGAGCGCATGGTGATCCGGTGCGGGAATCCGGGCTGCGGGTGGTCGGAGCCGGTCGCCGGGGTGAGTGCTCCGGCCTACCGGTCGGTAGGTAGTCCGGAGTTAACAAAGTGAGTATTGGTGCGCGTGTGGCGCGTGTTTCCAGGGAATTTGTAGGGTAGTCTATAAAACGTAGACGGGGGGCAAGTGGTCTTACATCCAGTAGTCAGGAGTTTTTCAGGTGAGTATTTGGACGATGGGGTCGGAGGGTTTCGCGCTCGGTCCGGTAAAGAAGATCACGGAACGAGGGCGGACGCTGACACTGCGGACGATCTGGACGGACGAGGACGGGGTGTGCGTGGAGATTGACACTGGGGACGAGCCTGTCCCGGTGTCTATGCTCCCTGCAATGACGGAGGCGGTTGGGGTCCTGGCTTTCACGCCCGCCCCGACGAGCGCAGAGCCCTAGAATACGCGCCGAACAAGCAAGGGCCCATGGTCTGCCCTGGGCCCTTATAGCGGCCATGATCGTCTAAAAAAAGTAGTCGAAAGAACAAAGGAGCTAGACATGAAAACGGTTTTTTGGTGGGCGGTACCGGCGGTCCTGCTGGTCCTGCTGGGGTCGGTGCTGGTGCATCCGGGCCCCGGGTTCGACGGCCGGGCGGTGCTGGCGCTGGTGCTGGCCGTCGCCGTGGTGCTGCGGGCGGGCCGGAGGGCGGAGGCGTGAGCGTGGCGGATCGAGTGGCGCAGACGGTGGACGCCGGGGCGGGACTGGTGCAGGCCGGTTTCGAGTCCGGAGTTAGCACCATGCGGCAGGTGTTCGAGCGGGCCCTCGCGGTCCCTGGCGGCGGCATGGCGCTGGTGCTGGCCTCGCCGGAGAAGCGCAAGGAGGCATTCGACGAGCTCGAGCAGGAGATTTTCGCGGACTTCCGAAAGGGCCTGCAGGATCAACGGGCCCGGATGATCGCGGACGTAGACCAAAAGGCGGCGGGGCTGTGAGCGCGGAGGAGCGGCAGGCCGCTCTGGACTCAGGCATGCTCGCCGTGGGCCCTGACGTCGTGGCCGTCGTGACGTACACGGCGGCGCGTGCTGGCGGCGTCGGGATCCTCCTCGAGGGCAACATCACGGCTCGCGGGCTGTCGCCGCAACTCTTGGCCGTCGCGCTCCGGGGCACGGCCGACGAGCTCGAGCGGGACCGATCCGAACCTTGCGGCGGGTGCGGTGAGGTCCATGACTGAGGGGGTCCCGGTGCTGTACGTCGCGGGCCCCATGACGGGCCTGCCGGACTTCAACTACCCAGCGTTCCACTCGGCGGCCGCGAGGCTCCGCCGGGCAGGCTTCGAGGTCCTCAATCCGGCGGAGAACAAGCCGCCGTGCGAGGACCCGGGCTGGGTGGACTGGATGCGGGCCGCGCTCGGTCAGCTCCTCAAGGCTGACGGGGTGGCACTGCTCCCGGGCTGGCGGACCTCGAAAGGGGCCACGGTCGAACGGATGGTCGCGCGGGAGCTCGACATTCCGGCGCTGACGGTCCCGGCCTGGCTGACCAAACAAGGGCAAGCGGCCTACATGGGCCGGCTGCTGGAATCAACAACACAACTGGACGGAGCAACAAAATGAGTAACTACGATGTGCGGCCGGAGGCCGTCGAGGGGCGCAAGGCAGCGGCGGCGGAATCGTCGGGAAAGTGGAAGCGGCGCGGGCTGATCGCGGGGTTCGTGGTCGTGGCGCTGGCCGGCTTCGGCCTCGGTTCGGGGGGCAAGGCGGAACCGGCCCCGAGTCCGGCCGCGGCCCCGGTGGTCAAGACGGAGACGAAAACGGTCACGGTCGAAAAGACGCCGGCCGCGTGCCTGCGGGCGCTCGATCTGGCCGACGAGGCGCTCGGCTACTCCGGGGACGCCATGGGCGTCATGGGCGAAATGTTCGAGGCGGCGTCTCGGTTCGATCTGGCCGGCGTCGAGGCGGGGAGTCCCAAGCTGGACAAGCTGACGGGGAAAATCAAGGGCGTTTCGCCGCGCTATCTGGCGGCTAAGGACGACTGCCGGATGGCCGGCAAGTGAGCGGCGAAACGACGATCACGGTCATTGGCAACCTGACCAATGACCCGGAGCTCCGGTTCACGCCGTCCGGCTCGGCCGTGGCAAACTTCACGGTGGCCAGCACGCCGCGGACCTTTGACCGGCAGAGCAACGAGTGGAAAGACGGGGAGACCCTGTTCCTCCGGTGCTCTATCTGGCGGGAGGCCGCGGAGAACGTCGCGGAGTCGCTGACCAAGGGCATGCGGGTGATCGTGTCGGGCCGGCTCAAGTCTCGGAGCTATGAGACGAAAGAGGGCGAGAAGCGCACCGTCGTCGAGCTCGAGGTGGACGAGATCGGGCCCTCGCTGCGGTACGCGCAGGCCAAGGTCCAGCGCACGGCGCGCTCCGGCGGGCAAGGTGCCGGCAACGGCAACTGGGGCGGCGGGCAGGCGGCCGGGGCCCCGAGTTCCCTCCCGGCGGACGATCCGTGGGCGACTCCTGGCGTGAGCAACGGCGGCGGCTGGGGCAACGGGCCGGCATCCGAACCGCCGTTCTAGATGGGCTGGACGGTCCGCGTTTTACCGGCGCGGACCGTCTAACTTTCGTAGACTTTCGGCTATAATTGAGGTGTCAGCAAGGGAAAGAAATAAGGAGCACACCACCATGGCAGACCAAACATTCCGGACCGGCGACGAGCTGCCGCTGTTCGAGGCTCCCGGCCTGGACCCTAACCTCGCCGGGGTGCGGGTCCTCGAGCGGAAGCGGCCGGGCGTCCGGCGGCACCGGATGCTCCGGACCAACTCGGCCCGGGTCGCGCTCGAGCCGTTCAAGCCGGGCCACGACTACGAGGTCATGACGAACGGGGCGTTCTCGCTCTTGGACTGCGTGCTGGTCCTCCTCGAGAAGTCCGGGCCGGCGGACGTGTCCATCTGCACTTACTCGGCCGGACTCTACGACGCGGAGGTTATGAACCGGTTTGTCGAGACGGGCAACGTCCGGAGCATCCGGCTTGTCCTGGACGGGTCGATCAAGACGCTGGGCGGGACCCGGGGCTACGCGGTGACGCTCATGGACGTGTTCGGCGAGGAGTGCATCCGGACCACTCGGACCCACGCCAAATTCGTGACCATAACCAACGAGGAGCACACTTTCACCATTTCGAGCACGGCGAACCTCAACGAGAACAAGCGGCTCGAACTGTTCTATTTTTCCGACGATCCGGACCGGGCGGCGTTCTATGAGGCCGTCGTCGACGAGGTATTCCACGACGTCAAGCCGGGCTGGAATCCGGACCACGGCGCGCCGGGCCTCGGCCGGCTGGACCCTACGGGCTCGGCCGTCGCTGCGGCTCCGCGCTCCGGGGTGTCCATGGGCCATATCGGCATCGACTAACAAGCAAGGGGAAGCACTGTGAGCACTGAGCAAGTCAAGGCACCGGCTCGCCGCCGGGCCACTAAGGCACCGGCCGCGCCGGTCGATCCGCCGGCACCGGAGTTCCCGGCCCCGGCTCACCTGGACCCGGACGCCGCGGCGGTCTGGGCTGAGGTGGTGGCAGCTCACCACGATCCGGGCCGGATCGTCGGGCCGGACCTCGAGGCATACTGCGGGCAGGTCGCCATGGTCCGGGACGCGCGGCGGCGGATCGCGACGGAGGGCACCATCATTGCCGACGAGCGGGGCAAGCCGGAACCGCACCCGGCCATCGCGCTTGAGCGGGCGGCGCAAAAGGAGGTCCGGGAGTGGGGCGACAAGTTCCGGGGCCGTCCCAAGAGGGAACCGGCCGAACGGCGGCCACGGTGACGGGCCTGGGGCCGGGGCGTCCTCGGACGCTGGACCGGTTCGTGATGAAGTGGCCGATTGAGCGGCCGGAGCGTCCCATAGCTGAACTGGTCAGCGAGACGCGCGGGGACCTGGCGGAGGCGCTGCGGGAGCTCGGTTGCGTGCCGGCCGGGAAGCCTGCCTTCAAGGTTCGGCACGGTCAGCGGCCGGAGCTGGTCGCGGAGCTCGCGGTTCGCACTGAGGTCGGGGCCGGTGGTCTGGGATGAACCGGGTGGTCGCGCTGGCGTCCCTGCAATTCTCCTTGCGCGTGCTGGTGGGCGAGATTCACCTCGTCCGGATGGTGGCGAACGGCGGGACGCCGGGGCCTACCTTGTGCGGGCTTGACCGGTTCGCGGCGGGCGCGCCTGGCTGGTCTGTCGGCGGCGGCGTGACGGGTGCCGGCATCGAGCTCAAGCCGTGCCGTGGGTGCGAGGAGGTCGCCGGCCGGGACTACCCGGCCGCTCCCGTCTGGACCTCCATAGCTGACGGGGTGTTCCGGCGGCACGGAAAAGCACCATGGGACGTCCGGCACCTGCCTGTCGTCGCGATCGAGAAAAAGGAGACTGTGGCATGACGGAGCTTCAAGAGGGCGACGAGCTGCGGCTGATGCTGGGCGGCGAGGTCGTCGGGACGGGTGTTGTCCTACCTGACGGGAACGCGTCGTTCCAGCTCGACTCCGGGGCGGTGGCGCTGGTGGGCCACAAGCTGGTCCGTGCGTACTCCATCGAGCCGGAGGTGGGGGAGTGACGGGCGAGCGCGGGGCAGACTGCACCTGCGATTACGAGCACATAAGCCGTGCGACGTTCGGCGGGCCGGAGGCACTGCGGACCGTCTGGACCCGGGACCCGGCGTGCGAGTTTCCGCATATCGCCGGGAAGCTGACCGGGGCCCCGAGTTCTCCCGGCCGGCCGTGCGGGTGCCTGCCTGGCGAGGAGTGCATGTTTTGCCGCAACTCGTTTGCGTTCCGGCGCGAGGTCGGGCCGGGCGAGACTCCGGGCCGGGGTCCGTTCTTCCGGCGGAACTGGGAGGCAATTCAGGACGAGCTCTCGGTGGACCTGCGGGGCGAGCCGGTGCCGGGCTTCAAGCGGGTCCCGTTCCCGGAACGACTGGCCGACGTCGCGGGCACGGAGGTCCGGGCGGTGCTGTGCTCGACGGACTCGCACGCGGGTACGGTCCCGGCCGTGGTGTTCGGGGAGTTCCGGGTGCCGTGGTGGCCGGAGGGCCGGGCGGAGCAGGCGGCGTACTGCGCGGCGTGCTCCCGGCTCATGGAGTTCATGGGCTACTTCACGCCGGCCGGCGAGGAGGTGGCACGGTGAGGGCGCTACTGCGGCGGTTCATTGACTGGCTCCTCGAGCCTGCCACGGAGGAGGAGCTCGCGGACCTCGAGGCACGGCTGGCCGACGAGGATAGGCACGCGCCGTGGTGATCTACTGCCCGGGGTGCGGGCATTGGCACGACTCCCGGCCGTGCCTGGCCGTCGAGCGGTCGGCCGGCGGCGGCATCCAGCGGTGCGGGTGCCGGAGGTTGGAACAACGAGAGGAGCAAGGGTGATCACTGAGGCGGAACTGGTGGGCAAGTGCCGATTGTGCGGGTATCGGGTAGAGCTGCGCGGCGGGGTGTGGGTGCATGACGGTGGTATCTCGGCGCGCATGGCTCACGCGGTCGCGGTCGGGGTGGCGCGGATCAATGCGGCCGTCGCGGCCTCGCAGGAGGACTTCGCTCTGGCTGGTCCGTCCAAGGGCGGCGGAGCATGAGGGCCTGGCTCTGCCGGCGCGGCTGGCACGGCTGGAATACCTGGGTGGGGCTGTCCGTCGAGGGCCGGCCCATCGTCGTCGCGAGGGTCTGCGCTCGGCCCGGGTGTGACGCCAAAGAGGCGGGCCGGCTGTGGTGAGGACTGAGGGTCTGGGCGTGGCGAACTGCCCGGACGGCAAGCCGGCGGACCTGATTATCGAGGAGGACGGGACAACGTGGCTCCGTCTCGGGTCGCTGGGCATCCGGGCGTGGGTGAACCTCGAGGAGCTGCGGCGTCCCCCGGCGGCCCCGAGTGTCCGGAACTGGCACCCGCGCGGGCCGTCCACGGAGGAGCTACTGCGGGCCGGGTACATGGCGGCCGGCGTCCGGGATCCCGGCTTCACGTTCGGGGGTGTGGTGTGAGCACTGAGGCGGAGCCGGTCGTGCTGGTGGATACGGTGGCGGCTGCTACTGCGGCGGGGGTCCCGTCGTCCACACTGAGGGGCTGGGCGCACCGGGGGTTGCTCGAACGTAAGGGGACGGACGGGCGGGGCCGGGCGGTGTACTCGCTGGCCGACGTGTACCGGGTAGCCGGCGAGGTGCGGGCCGGGCGTGCCGGCAACGTCCAGCGATAGTGGGCGCGTGTCCCGCTTGACTGGACGGGGTGGCATGGTCAACACTGGTTAGCGGTGGCACTCCCGTCGCTCCTGCGGTTGAGGGCCACCAAAACTTAGGGCCTCCGGTCCGCACGGTTGGGGAAGCGTGCGGGCCGGGGGTCCTTTCCTTTTGCCCGGGGGTCCTGTCACTGAGGGGCGGGGGGTGCTCCTGACTGGGCGGGGGGTCCTGCTTACCGGGCGGGGGGTAGTCCTGGACCGGGGGCGGGGTAGTCCTAGCGGGGGGAGTCCTGAACCAATGGCTGAGTACCGCAACTCACGAAAGCAAAAGGCGAACCGTGCCGCGCTCAAGGCGGAGCGCCGGCCCAACTGCTGGCTGTGCGGCGGCGCGATCGACTACGACGCGGGCGACGACGACGACAACTCATTCAGCGCGGACCACATCAAGCCTTGGTCAACGCACCCGGAACTTCGCGAGGACTACGGCAACCTCGCAGCCGCTCATTTGGGCTGTAACAAGTCAAGAGGCAACAAAGCACCACCTGCGGGCCTGGGGCTCCTGTCCCGGACCTGGTGACCTCCCGGGGGGTAACCCTGACGGGGTAGGGGGGTCCAAATCGCTACGGCCGGGGGCGGGGGACCCGAGTTGCCGGGA